TGGGCGTTATATGAGATTTGGGGGCCAGTGCTATGACAGAGGCAGAGCGGCAAGCAAGAGACTATGCCGAAGTAAGGTCGAGGTTGTTCCCGAAAGGGAAGATCGTCAATATTCACAATACCGCCATCCTAGCGCAAAAAAAGGCGGAACGACGGAAGCGCATTGAACGCGAGCGCTGGAAAGAGTTGAAGCAGGAAACGGAAGCAAGGCGGAGATTGAAGGCCTTCGGGTTAGACCTTGAAACGTTCAGCGAACTCTACGTCGATATTGCTCAGGAAGAGCAGCAAGCCGCTTCCGCCGTCGATGCAAAGATGCCAATGGCAATGATCGCCAAATCAGTGATGTTCCATTACCCGGAATATACGCTTGAAGAAATTCAAGGCCCCGGCAGGTCAAGGCAATTGGTCAAGATACGCTATGAGATAATCCGCTCTATTGGGCGGCTTCGTCCAGACTTGAGCACGGTGCAAATCGGCAGGTTCATCAATCGCGATCATTCAACTGTAGTTTTTGCTTTGGGGCGAAGAGAGAGGAAGCCGACATATTGTCCAATTGAATAAACCCGGAAGCGACTGGTCCTCGCTCACCGGGTTCATATCAAGTCACGCCGCAAATCAGGCAAGCGGATAATACCAGCAAAGGCGGCGGATGAAAATGGCTGGAAATACACAGTGGTATGCAGTGCGCGTGAACAGTCAATCGCAGCGCATGGCGAAGAAAGTCGAGAGCGAAGATTTCCCAGTTCGCCGACTAGGCGAAAGCGTGCTTGAACGCGAATGCCGAGAGGAGGGGCTAGACGTTTATATGCCAGCCTTCTGGACTATGCAGAAGCATAGGCGAAAAAATACGATCATAGAAAAGCGATACCCTTTGTTCGTCGGCTACGCCTTCGTCATGCTCACGGACAAGGGCTTTGAGTCCGCACGGCAGAATGTACCAAGCATCGTTGCTTTCCTGAGGCCGTCGCGCTTCGGTGATCCTGTGCGGTTTTCTGAAGGCATCATCGCCAAACTCATGCTGGACGAGTTCGAGAGCAGGCAGGCCTTTCTCTTCGAGAAGCATCAGAAGAGCGGGATGATCGTGAAGGAGCGCGAGCGGGAACTGAAGAACGAGCGCAAGAGCGTCAATCATCGCATCTCGTCCGCGACACGTCGGCGCAAGGATTCTTTGTCCGAACTGGCACGCATGCAGATGGAAGGAATGCTCGCCGAAGACAAGGCTAGGGTGCAGGCTATAGAGCGTGAACTTAAGGGTTTGGAAAACTACGACGAATCCCTTGCAAACTACAAGAAAGCAGGTTAATGATATACCCCGTGATATGGGCGTTCTGTTCGCGGACCCTTTAATGAAGGGGTACACTCGCCGGCCCTTAGTCGGATTTCCGCTCCGGCGCCCAAAGTTTTGCATGTTTGAAATTCAGTTTGGGATGAGCAATTCCGGTATCAAGCCCGGTTCTGAGGTTGATCCGCAAGGGGACTCGTTTTCGTCTAAGTAAGACACTCTTCCGACGCAGCGCCTCAGTGCGTTATCTGAGGCAGCAGTTTCGCGGGCAGATCGCAAGATCGCCGCGCCATCACAGCCCGTCGCCACCGCGGCGGGTTTTTCGTATCCAGCAGGGTTACAGATGCACGACCCAGATCGCAACATCACCATGCCGCAGGGCACGGAGCGAGACTATCCGTCTACCGCCGAGAACGACATCAACGCTCGCCTGCGCCATTGCCGGGTGAAGGTGAAGCGGTGGAAGCGAACCGTGGAGCCATCACCATTTATGCATCTCACGCCGCCGTTTATGCCGATCGGAACTTGGGTGCTGCGAGATATCAGGACTGATACAAAGGTTGGAACGGCAGCAGATCACCTAATGCCAGCGCATGGCGTTATGCTATGACCGCCACCCCCTTCCCCCATACTCGCCGTGCTTGGGCCAGACTGGTCTATAACCTGCGCAGCGGATTGTCCTTCATGCTGCTGTCGTGGGCGATGTTCATGGCCCCCGAGCGTGAGCGGTTCTCCCTCGCTATGGCCGCAAGGGATCATGCCTACAGGACAATGGGGGCGGGTAGAGAGGGATGACGATGAAGCTTTGGCTGATCCTCTACACAGCGCAAGGCATAGGCGGGACATGGGGCCCGCTGCCCTATGACATGGCCGAATGCCAGAGCCGCGCTACTGAACGGATGACTTCGGTTCAAACGGCCATCACGACGGGCAGAGGCGAAAACGGAGATACTCTTCCGCCAGCAGTCATCGAAGATATCAAGACATGGAGGCTTGCCTGCGAAGAGCACGAAGAGCGGCCGAAATTGGCGAGCGAGCAATGACCCGCCCTGCATGGCTGCCAGTCCTCTCCGGCATTGCTGCCGTGGCGGTATGGCTGTTGCTGTCCTTCCATGCACATGCTGCGGTACATCCCAACACGGAAATGCCCGCCATTCGCCCGCAGCCGCTCGCTGACGCGCATCAGCCAAAGCCGCGGTGCGTGAGGCTTCGCACTGCGATCGTCACTGTACGCCTCGCTATTGGTGCAGTGCTGATAGCCCCGATGACCATTGCGGTGCCGTGCTGATGCCAAAACTCAGGGATTGGGAAAGAGATGGCATGCTCCGCGATTACGCAAAGGGTGTCCCGCTGAGCGAGATCGCCGCGCGATACGAGGTGAGCAAGTCTGCTCCGATAATGCTGGCAAAGAGCTATGGTGTCATTCGCGGCTCGTATGTTGATCCGGCGAAGATGAAGGCGCCGGTTCCCGAATGTCCCGTGGCAGAGGTACGTCGCCTCGCCGCCAAGGGGCTATCCATCACTCACATTGGCGCCCTGCTTCGGTGCCGCTATGCCGATGTGGCGAGAGTGCTGGCGTCGTGAATATGGCGGGATGGTTCGGGCCCTGGTTTTTTGGGCGTCCAAGACCCCGCCCTCAAGAGACAGATTGAAAGGAGATCGTCATGGCCAAGAAAACCAAGCCGAAGCCGATGAAGCCGCGGCCAGGGTGCTGAACAACAATCCCCTGTCGTCTCTCCTCCTCCCAAGACAACAGGGTTGATCGCCAGCAATGGCGGAGAGGCCAGCTTTCGGCGGACGGCTGGCCTCGTTTCATCCGCCGATGAAAGGGAACGACGATGAACAAAGAGATGAACTATAAGCTCGGCGCCGCCAGCATCCTCAGTCTAGTCATCGCCTCATTCTCAATTGGTGTTGCTGCTGGATATGCGCTGCGATGGGTGGTGTCGTAGGCTAGCGGATTACCAAATCACTATTTTCATCCCAGGCTCGGCTCACCACCGGGCCTTTTCCTCGTCCGAAAGGTAACGCAAGATGGCAAGTGTAAACGGCCCAGTCAATCGAATGGGCAGCAACCATGAACTTGCTCCCGGCATCGCATTCCCGATCACGCCAAGCGATAGCACAGACCTAACCGATACGGTTACCAGCGGCACAGGCATGGGGAGAGTCATCATTCGAGCGATTATTGTCAACGTTGGCGGCAACGTCGCTTATCTAGATCCCGGCGGCGTTGGCAGAACTATTACGTTGCCCTCCGGTTGCTTCCCGATCGTTGCCAAGCGCATCATGAGCACGAATACGACTGCAACCGGGATTTCAGGGATTGTTTGATGCCTGTCGGCTCGAAACGACCATTCGATTATAGGCAGGATATAGCAGACGAAATCTGCCAAATGCTCATTGGCGGTCAAAGTCTTCGGACCATCTGTAAAAGTGAGGCTATGCCTTCACAGAGCCGAGTTTATCAGTGGCTTGCTCAGAATGAGACCTTTCAAGAGCAATACGCCCGCGCGCGAGAAATGCAGGCTGACGCGATCTTTGACGAGTGCATAGACATTGCGGATGAAGCGAACAATGATTTTGCTCTAGACGCTGAGGGCAATGTTAAGATCGATCACGACGCCATCAACCGCGCCCGGCTTCGGATTGACACGCGCAAATGGATGGCGGGCAAGCTCCGTCCCAAGAAATACGGCGACAAGCTGGAAATCGATGGAAAAACAACGCTTGGCGCCTCAGACCCTCTCATGTCCCTCCTCGCCACAATAGCCGAGAGCGGTAAGAAGATCACGGATCGCTGAGGTTTAGAGCCTTTCGCAAGACTTCATTGGCAAACAGGCGCCAATCAACTCCGCGCGCCTGCAGGGCCGCTACAACATCCTGGTCAAGTCTGAGTGTTATCGGAACCTTGGCTTGGCCAGTCGCCGGCCTGCCTTTGGGGATTTTTACGACAATCTCGCCAACAGGCTTAATTGGTGGGAACACCTCTTCAACCGCCTGCTTAAGGATTTCTGGCGTAACGATGGTCTTCGGGGGCAGGGGCTTCTCAAGAAGCGTTTCGCGCTTTGCTTCCGTCCTGATCATTCGATCATCCATTTTACGAGTACGATTAAGTGTACGCTAAAGTACACGTTAATTCAACCCGCCAATTGAAAGGGCCAGTTCAATGGCATGGCCAAAGGGAAAATCTCGCAAGACTGAACCGGCCCCTGTCAAAGTCGTCCGGCCAAAGAAAGTCTTTCGCTCCGTATCCGATCTCGTTGTGATGATGAACGAGTATCAGTCGGTATCTGATGGACGGCTTCGCGGCCTATTCGAGGACTGCAAGACGGACATCTACCGCATGTTCCTGCTCGACCACAACGACAGCAGGGCGATTGCCGATCTCCGGCCGTCCGGCTGCTCTGATCGCGTCTTCCACGAGTGGGAGATCAGGTTTGAGCGCGCCTTTGGAAAGATTGCAGCGTGACGTCTCGAGACTGGCTTCCGTTCAATGGTGGCGAGTGCCCGGTTGAGGAAGAGGTATTGCTCGATATCCGCTTTGACGGCGGCGATGTGCTGGAAAAGCTATATCCATGGGATGTGAAGTGGGACGGCAAAAATCCAGGCTTTGGCTATGTGACCGGATATCGCGAATCTGAGGTCCGCCGGAAAAGCTTTGCAGCATGACGATCGCCATCAACCCAGAACAGTTTCTAGACCCGCGCTGGAGACTGTCAAACCTCTACTGGATCACGGACGAGCGAGCGAGGAAAGTCAGGTTCGAACCGAACGATGCTCAGTTACAGTTTCTCAATGATACAACGGCGCTAAACATTATCCTCAAGGCTCGACAGTTGGGATTCTGTGTTGATCCAGAAACGCGAGTTTTGACAGCCGAACTGCAGTGGGTCGCCATCAAGGATTTGTCGGTCGGACAGGAGATTGTCGCCGTCGATGAATTCGGATCAGGCGGCAAAGGCCAACAACGCCGCATGCGGACTGCGACAGTTAAGGCTAAAGCAGAGGTTTGGCGCAAGGCTTACCGTATCAAGTTTGATGATGGCCGAGAAGTCGTATGCACAGATCGTCATCCGTGGCTGACCAAGAAGGCGCATGTTGACGCGAGATGGAGGAGCATCAGCGGCGAAGGAAACCACGTCGTCGGCAGACTGACAGTTGGGACAAAGGTTCGCTGGGTGGCAAAGCCATGGGGACAACCCTCGTATGAGGACGGCTGGTTTGGCGGCGTTCTCGATGGCGAAGGAAGCATGGCAAAAGATAGCCAAGCGGCCTCTGTTTGTGTGACGCAGCGTCCTGGCGCTGTTTGGGATCGAATGAGATCATACCTTGAGGAACGAGGTTACAATTACAGGATCGAGGACGACAAGGGGAGCCGCCCAAGCAAGTTTGGCAAGGTTCCGGTTCCGAAGCTGGTAGTCGGCAGGCAGGATGAATTGTTCCGCCTATTTGGCCAGACAAGGCCATCGCGGTTTTGTACGAGGCGCTTTTGGGAGGGCAGAGAACTGCCAGGGAAGCGCAATGGCGGCGTTGGTTGGTCAACCGTCGTCTCAATCGAGGAGATGTACGAACAGCCGATGATTGACCTGCAGACCTCGACTGGCACCTATATTGCCGAGGGGTTTGTATCGCATAACACGACACTTTGCTGTTTGATCTATCTGGACGCCTGCCTCTTCAATCCGAACACCAGGGCCGGCGTCATTGCGCACAAACTGGACGACGCGAAGGTCATCTTCCGCGACAAGATCAAGTATCCGTTCGACAATCTGCCGGATCAGCTTCGATCGCGCCTCAGCGCCACACAGGACAGCGCTGAGGCGCTTACGCTGGCAAATAACTCATCGGTGCGCGTCTCCACCTCAATGCGCTCTGGAACGCTGCAATACCTGCATGTTTCAGAGTTCGGCAAGATATGCGCGATGTTCCCTGATCGGGCGAGAGAAATTGTCACTGGCGCGCTGAACGCTGTCGCAGCTGGCCAATTCGTCGCCATCGAATCCACAGCGGAAGGGCAGGAAGGCGCATTCTTCGAAATGACACAGCGCGCCATCGCTCTCAAGGAGTCTGGTGGCACGGTCACGGATATGGATTACAGCTTCCATTTCTTTCCGTGGTATCTCGACAAGCGATTGGTCCTTAATCCCGATGGCATTGTCATTACGGACGAGGACCACAAATATTTTGACACTCTTGAGGTCGACCTCGGCATTCAACTTAGCAACGAGCAGCGGGCCTGGTACGTCAAGAAGGAACTAACGCAGCTTGGGGACATGAAACGGGAATATCCTTCATCTCCAAAGGAAGCCTTCGAGCAGGCGCTTGAAGGTGCATACTTCTCGATCGAAATGGCCGCGGCCTACAAGCATGGTCGCGTTGGGACATTTACCGTTGATCCCCGCTACCCAGTCAACACGTTCTGGGATTTGGGCAGGAACGATCTGAACACGATCTGGCTGCATCAATACATCAAGGGAATGCATCGGTTCGTCGGCTACTATGAGAATTCAGGCGAGTATATCGGCCACTACATCACATGGCTGAACGAGTGGAAGGCAAGCCACGGCATTCAGTTTGGTGAGCACTATCTTCCCCATGACGGAAAGCGTGAATCGCTCTGGCTTCCTGATGGGACGCTCTCGGTCATGTCTAACCTGAAGTTTCATCCGAACATTGTTGATCGGGCGGCATCGGAAATTCAGCAAATCAACCAGGCGCGGCCATTCTTCCACAAATGCCAATTCGATGAGGCCTCATGCTCGATCGGGCTGAACCGGCTAAAGTCCTTCCGCAAGGAATGGGACGATGTGCGCGGCGTCTGGAAAGACCATTCCCGCCACGACATCAATTCGCACGGCGCTAAGGCGTTTCTGACGTTCACGTCTTCAGGATTTCAGGAGGACGAAGTCATGGTGCAGCCAAAGGCGCGCGATCGTCACCGCGAGAGCTACAATAACAGGGACAGCGGCGCTGAATCATGGCTGACAGCTTGAACGTAAACGCTCCCGTCACGAAGGGTGAGCCAGTCCCACAGCAGATCAAGGAATGGTTTCTCAACGACCGTGATCACCTTGAGGAATGGCGCAAAGAGGCGCAGGAGGATTTCGAGTTTGCCGCCGGCCGGCAATACTCCGACGAAG